TTGAAGCGTATCAGGTTACCCTATAGCGATCTTTCGCAGTCTAGCAAAGGTCGCGACATGAGTGGGGAAGTCCCCACCGTCGCTGGTGTCCGCTCTGACCCAGTGATAGGTCTTTCTGAGCGAACGGATGCCTTGGTTCGTGGTCTTGTGTTCCTTCTGGAACATCACTCGGCTGAAAAGCGAGTAATTACTGCCCTTGCAGAGCAGCTACATGACTATCTCGATACTTCTAGTGGTGAAGGGGTTTGGCTTAAGCGCGCTAAATACGTGCTGACCTACCCTTGCGCCAAGTTTTTGAGAAACGAACTTCCTCCGTCCCCTGATGTGGTGTTCCGCCCATCAGGGCCTCTTCGTCGCTGGATGAAAGCAAGGATGAACGCATTCAATCGAAAGAACGTTCATTTGTGGTACTCTTGGTTGCAAGCCAAGCGCTGTGCGTTGTCTGTCTCTGATACCATGATCAGAGAAGCATACGAAAAGCACTTTAAGCAGCTAACACAAAGAGATCCTTGTCTCGATCCTACGAGCGAAGGTGTATTCTGGCTTGAATACATCTTTGATAATCCAGTTTTCCGCAATGTTCTTAGCCACGTCTCTGAAAGAGTTGAACAGCTCTATAGAGGCGCGTTCGTCGACAAGACTCCATCCACCTCTGCATGCTTCGAGGCAACTCGAAGCAATGGTGGTCAATATGGAGGTCTAGTGGCATTGGCAGATATTTGGAATCGCTCTGAGGCAGATCAGCCTCATGGAGTCCATTATATTCTGTCGGAACGTCCACCATGGATTGGGGTGGATGAGCTACGCCGGATGGTCGTTCGGCGCGTAATCTCTCGATACGGTGACCTTAGTTTTCAAGTCACTGAGATACGTGAGACATGCGGACGCTCTTGGTGGAATGTGTTGAATAGAGTCTCTAATTCTCGTCTTCTGGTTGTACCGGCCAATCTCAATGCAACGATTCAAGTCGTTCTTGAGCCCCTCAAAATGCGGATCATATCCAAAGGTCCTGCATATGAATACTACCAGATGAAACCCCTCCAGCAGGCGATACATGGTGCATTAAGAGAAATGCCCTGTTTCCGTCTATTGGGTCGACCCATGTGTCCAACTGATCTTATGGATCTCGTTCCTCACGAGATTCGTCCACAAGACAGATGGCTCTCCGTCGATTACTCTGCTGCTACTGATGGTCTCAGCAGTGAGTATGGAATGAGAATTCTCCACTCGATCTTGAGGCGGATCGATTGTGAAGATGTCGTTAGGGCCGCCAAAGTTTTGGGGCCCCATAATCTGAACTATCCTGTTTATGAGAATGGGAAGTGGTGCGCAAAAGTTGAATCCAAAGGCCTTCAGACCAATGGTCAGCTAATGGGCGGCATCCTCTCGTTCCCTATACTCTGTCTTGCTAATCTTGGCGTTTATCTTGCGATACGTCAGATCTGTAGTGCAGATGGGGATGGTTCTGATCATTCCGTTCTAGGAAAGGTCCTCGTGAACGGAGACGATATGCTTTACGTCGGTGATCAAGTGGATTGGGAGACTCACCAAAGAATCGGAAAGTCGGTTGGTCTGGAGATGTCGCCTGGGAAGGCGTACATCCATCGGAGGTATGCGAATGCAAATTCGACATGCTTTGTCTATGATCTTGACAGAGCGGAAACACCTTACCAGATTAACTTTCTTAACGTTGGACTAATCTTTGGTCAGCACAAGGTTCAGGTGAGATCTGCGGGAACTGCTGAAAGCCATCATGTTCAATCAGGCTGTGTCAGTAATATTCCACAGATGCTTGCGGGTAGTTTGCCTGGTCGGCAAAGCGATATCTTGCGATACGTCCTTTTGAAGCGTAGGAAGGAAGTCCGAGAGGACTCCTTGCTTCTAGTCAAACAGGGGCGACGGTCTTACGCCGTTGCGCGTAATCTATTCCTGCCGATATGTTTCGGCGGTATGGGAATAGACGCTCCAGTTGATTGGAAATACGTCGTCAAGAAAATCGATAGGCGAATTGCTGGTTCAATGCGACAGAATAAGGGAATTGGATCTTCTTCTCCTTTCATGGGTTTCCCGGTCGAGAGCTCTTCGGAATCTCCTCCCCCATGGGTCGCTAAGAACACTGAATCAACACTCCCTGAGCTCACACTGTGTCAAGGTGAGAAGCTCAGACACGTTCCTGTTGTGCCGCACGAGATCGTGTGGTACTCCAGAGGCGTGTACCTCGAGTGAACGAAGAGATCGCTCCATGACGCGGTGACCAGAAAGAAGGTCACAGCGGAGGTCTTCTGATTAAATAGCCCAAAACGGTGCGCTTTCGAGGCGCTTAATAGTTCCGTGCTAAGTGTGTATAGGAGTCATTGAGCTCCGAGATCTAAAATCTTACACTAAATGCCGAGAGACTGCAAAGGCAGCCTGACTCAACAGGTTCAGAAGATGTACAGTCCCTTGAGAGGCAAGGGATCTCCGTACAACCTCGTAATATCATGCAGAAATCAAGAAACAACAAGAACTCCTCTCAGAAGAAGGAGAAGCGTCTGGCCTATGCGAATGAAGTTGAAAACTTCTTTCGACTTGGCCACTGTGCGACTAAGTATGCCCAATCATTGGCTGATCCGTTCTCAGGACCGGCCGATGCGTGCATGCCAGTCACCCCAGCGTGTCTCTCACGCAAAATGCGGTGCTTCGTGCGCACGCAGCTCGCCATCGGCACAAATGGTGTCGGGTTTGCATGCATGCAGCCTCTCGCGGCCAATGATGGCGCGACGGCTCCAACGAACACTGGGACGGCTGCCGCCTATGTCAGTTCATCTGCCTACGCAGGTGCTTCCACACAGGCGCTTCCTGTTTGCGACCCAGCAACTGCTGGTGTTATCCCCTTGAATCATAATGGGGACTACACTCAGTCTCAGTTCGGTACACAGGGTGTCCAAGCACGATTAGTGTCCATGGGTCTTCGCGTTCGATACGCGGGGACAGAGCTCAATCGTGGTGGCCGTGCCATCCTACTCGAAGATCCCGAACATTCTGACTTCTCAGTCAACGGGATCACACTCGCTAACGTGCTCGCTTTCGATAAAGCGAAGGAGCATAAAGTCAACATCGACTGGATAACTCTCTGCCAAACTGGCCCAGTGAATCCCCAGGAGTATGATTATGTGACTAATGCGTACACTCCTTTCGGAGGTACCACAAGAACACATTACATGCTCGCTTTCCTGCAGGGACTAGCAGGAAATGTTTTCGATGTCGAATTCTTTTGGAATTTTGAATGCACAGGACGGGTCGTCCGTGGCAAGACTCCATCAGAAGCTGACGATGCGGGTGTTGGTGTGGTTCTAGGTGCTATCAAGACTGTGAATGATAACCAGCTTGATTCTAAGCATCCTCTCGTCTCGAGCACGCAGAAGAATGGAGTTTTGGCTCCACAGACTACTGCCGCTCTTGGCGGGATGGTGCAGAAATATGCACAAAAGAACACATCCGGGTGGATCACTCGAGCTGGAGCCGCGATTTCTCGCGGCTTCAACACTGCTAAGCCATATCTCAAAGATGCGGCAGTGATCGGGGGTGAGATGCTTCCACTTCTGGCGGGTCTCCTCTAAGAGGCTTGTTGAAGACCTGACGATCGCGCTTGTGACAGAAGTTACAGCAAATGGCTTTTAATCAAGGCCAATATCGGAGTATCCTGAGGTAAGAACTTCTCAGGCCGACGCGATACCTGCACTGGGATAAGCCATCCAGTGCCATCCTCAGCAGACGAGTTCTCTCTGCTGACTCAGCTATCATGCTCTTCGAGATCAGACTATCTGACCAGTGAGATGCAACTCCTGTTTACCGCACCAAAGGCGGGTTTGGGGAGATAACATCGGTCGAAAGGATAGAAGATCCCAAGTTCATGGGGTGAGTTCTAAGGATGCGTGCAGAAACAGAATCATGTTCCATGCTCAAGGGCGGAGCGGTGTAACTGATGATGAGATCCGAGGTGGTTTCCTGACCATAGAGTCCAATTCCCTGAAAGGCAAGAGCTTCTGCCTGTCACCGACTAACTATCGGTGATCCGAGTGAGATCCTCGGCGCGGTACATACCGTTTCGTGCAGCTTCTTCTTCTCTTTGTAGTCTTTCGACTATAAAGGAAAGAAGCAGCAGCACGTTGGAGAGTACGGAAAGATTGGACTCCTGAGGCGAAATGACACTCGAGGAAGTCTACAGAGAGCCGCAGACATAAGACACATTCCTTAAACAAGAATTGTGGCTACTGACAGCATAGATCC